AAAAACCCAGCTACAAGACCAGCTCCCGCTGAAGCAAAAGAAAACATTGCTTGCGGAGTAGTCATTGTTATGGCTTTGGTGCTTTGATCTAAAAAGCCAGAAAAAGTTGGTTCATCTAAAAATTCTTCAAACTGTCCAAAAGGCTCTAAAATAGAAGAAAAACTTTGTTCAAGTTCTCTTGAACGTTCCATTTTAGCTTCTGCAGCATCATCATTGCCCCTCAAATAATCAACGATAGCACCAGCGGTGATTATGTCAGATTCAACTTGCTGTGCCCCAGCGCGAATGCCCTGTGATACTTGTCCACTAAAACTAATTGGGCCTACTACTGGGCCTTTTTGGTCAGGTTGTCCTACACGAGTTGGGCCTTTAACAGATGATAAAGATTCAACGTCTTGTTTTTGTACTGCAAAAAATTCAGCTAAAGGATTAGAATTGTCAGCCATTATTTAGGCTCTTTATTTTCACCAGCCATCGCATTAAGTAGCTCTAGCCCAGCAGGACCAAGCTCTTTACCGGCCTGGAAAACTCCAATTCTTGCTCCAGTTATAGCTCCGTTTTGATCTAAAAATTCAAAATAAGGCCTACCATCCCCTCTATCAACTAAACGAATATTAGCTTTAATCGAAAACTTAGCTGCATCTGGCCCACTAGCTTGACCAAAAGATGCAATTTTTCTCCAAAAAGAAACTTTTCCGTTTGCTTGTGCCCATTCTTTTATCCATTGGCTAGCTGTAACTTCATAAGCTAACTTTCCAGCTGCATCATTATTTTCAATCGCTTGGGTCCCATAGCGGTTTAACTCTGTTAGATCAGTATTTAATGATCCGTCATCATTAAATACTTTAAATTTGTTTATTTCATTCCTAAAGTAATCAGTGCCTTCTCGTTTTGCATTCATTCTGCCAGTTTCGGCAGTCATTCTGTTAGTTTGAGCTTGAAAATCTAAAACACCAAACTGTGCCATGCTTATAATTGCATCCATATTTTCAGACATTAGTTTTGGGTCTGCAGAAATCATAGCCATAACAATACCCTCATTGACTTGTTTCTGAAGTCCTACAAGCCTAATGTTATTTTGTGCTTTTTGTAAGTAACTAACTATTTTCTTTTGTAGTTCGTTAGAAGGAGGTTTTCCTCCAGTTATAGTGTTTATTGCAGCTAAAATAGTTTGTTCATCACCACTAAATATAGCTGTTTTAAAAGCGTCTCTTTGTGTAGGGGTTAAGGAAAACCCTTCTTTTTTAAGGTCTTTATTTGTAGAGGTAGTCAATTCAGTAGGAAGTTTAGTTCCTAATTCAGCTGTTATACCATCTCTTTCGTTGGTTTTAGCTTCAATTTGAGCTTCTATCTTTGCCCTATTTTGATCAGAAACCTTCCCTTTTAACTGGTTTTGCAGGCTTGTAATTTCTTCAGTTAACTTAGCTTCTTTTGCGTTTTCTATTTTTACTAAAGCGTCGTAAGAATTTTGTGCACTTTGTTTTATGCCATTAAGTGTATCTTGTTGAGATTTTAAAAGCCTGTTTAATTGTCCTTGTTCAGGAGCGCTTAACTCACCCTTGTTTTGCAATTTTTGTATTGCATTTTGATTAGCTATATACACTGATTTGTATTTTCTTGATTTAGATAGACCCCCAATTGCGGTACCGCCGCTTGGCCATTCTGCTATTTCTTCTTCTGAATATGCGACCGTTGGATCAAGGCTATTTAAAACATTTATTCTAGATTCATTAATAGCCAGTTCAGTTTGGCCTTCTTCTGTTGTTCCTGGTGGTTTATCAGAACCATCATCAGTAGGTGTTAGTCCAGTTCCAGCATCAACTTCTTTAAAAAAAGCTGCAATCCCTCCGGCTTCAGAAAATAAATCATTATTTAATTTTTCAGAAAAAGCGGGTATATCTTTTATGTATTCGCCTGCTACGTTACCGCCGATTGCTCCTGTTATAGAGCCTTTAACTGATTTGTATCCATCATTTAAAAGACTGATAGGAACAAGCTCTACCATATCCTCTTTTACAGCTGCCTCGCCGCCTGCTGCATTAACATCAACTGCGTCCTTTCTACTTTTCGTTATAGGAGCATTATCATAAGATTCGCCAGTATTGGTATTAGTCACTTTAACAGGTAGCTTTAAAAAACCCTCGCCATCTATCTTAGTAAAAGTAGAGTTTTTAAAATCAAACTCTTTCATAACGCCTGCTTCTCCGCCCAAAAGCGCTTGTGCTGCTAATGTTTCGTTATAGGCTATTTGGGACCCCTTTTCAAACCCATACAAAGTTATAAAATCAACAAACTCTGGGTTTTGTATGTCTTTTATACTATTAAGCTCTTCTAATCTTTCTGGAGACGCATTTTGTTGTTCGTTTATAAAGTCTGTACCAAATTGAGCTTCTATTTCTTGAAATTTTTTATTAGATTGCTGCCTTTTTGCAAGAAGACTCGACCTAGCCATTTCTTCATTGTATTTTCTTTCTGCTAAACTAGGGGCTTTTCTAGGTGCTTGACCAAATATATTATCTAAAATTCCCATTTTCTAACTACCTCCAATAACTTTACCAACAGTGCCGGCAATATTACCTAGAAATCCGTAGTAACTACGTTTAGCCCCAGCTCTTGCTTTAGTGTATTGATTTTCCCTAGCCACTCCAATGTCTCTAAAGGCTTGTAATTGTGCTAAAGCGGATTTAACTCCACCTTGTAAAAATTGAGTCATAGCAAGAGTATTTGCTAAATTTATTTCATCGTCAGATCTTCTAGCTAAGTTCATAGCCCCTGAAACTGTAGAAGCTCTAGCTAAAGATCCTATTTTAGTTAATTCTTTTTGTTCAGCACCGGTAAGTTGAACTCCGTAACGACTTCTGTTACGTGCTGCCTCTGCCTGTGCCCTTTCGTTTGCGGCTATAGCTTTATTTTGTTGCTCTTCAACAGTATCAATATCTGTCATAAGCGCTTGCTCGGCTTGCCCTAATGTTTGAACATTATCTTTAAGAACAATCCCATTTTCTGTTTTATAGGATCTTTTGATGTCTTCAAGTTCTTCGTTTCTATATTGTAAATTACTTAAATTAGCCATAATGATTAACCAGAAGGGGTAGTCTTTTCGCCAGTTTCTGAAACTTCAAGCGTTTGATTTGCGTCTATTCTTGGAAGAGTAGCTAAAGGGTTAACAGCACTATAAATAGGGTCTCCTGTATTAAAGCCAAATGTCTTATTTTGTTCTTTTTGGTAGTAAGGTTGATTACTAGAAACTCGTTGCTCATACTGTTCTACTGTTAACGGATTACCATCTTCGTCATAATATTTACTTTCGTTGGTATCTACATCAACCCCTGATTTTTTAGCTGCACCCGCAACTAGCCCTTTAATAAAGGACCTTCCAACACCAGATCTAGCTTCTGCTATGCTATCTTTTGCAATTGCCTTGGTTAAACTTTTACTAGCTTCTTGTTGAGCAGTTTTAACTTGCCCGCCACTTTGTATTAAATCTGATTCGTATTGGCTTTTTACAAAAGCTAAATTTCTTTGGGCTTTGTCTCTTTCTTCTAAGTTATTCCCCGCGGCTTGAATTTGAGTTTGAATAGTAGCTAGATTTGCGGCTTGGTCTAAACTTTTAGCAGCATCATATCCCGCAACTTTATTTTCAACTCTTGCATCTAAATTCATTGCTCCAGCCGCTTGGCCTTCTCTATCAATTTGAGCTTTTTCACCCAACCGCTGTTGTGATTGGTTAAACTTCTGCTCAAACATAGCATAGGATTTTTCGGTTGTTTCTTTAGCCATGCGCTCTGCAGGCGTCATAGTTGTAAAGTTTTTCTTTTTTACTTTTCTGCTTCCCATAACTTTATAATTCTTTTCTAAATGTGTAACTAATTAAATCGAAGCCCATTGTAGGAGCTTCTTTTTTCCAACCTTCTCGGCTACTTTCAAATTCAATAGCAACAGCGTTATATTCGCTTGCTAGTTTCTCTAAAAAAGTAAAACCAACATTTCTATAATTATACTCCGGTTTTTGGTAAGTTGCCCATATGTGTAGGGTGACCTCGCCGCTTTTGTTTTTAAGGAACTGCACGATTAAAAAACCTACATACACATCCTCTCTGTAGAACATATACAAAACAGCTTCGCCTTCTCGCAGGGCTACATAAACATCAGAAGTGATCCAGTCAGCTCGCGCTTTTTTTATGACCTTCTTTAGGTGGGGTTCAATTTTCTCGAAAGAATACTTTACTTCACTCTGAGGAATTTCTTCAATTGAGATCCCATCAATAATCGATCTCTGAACCATATCTCTTGTACCTTTTACGAGGGGCTAGTCCTGCGCCTCTATATCTAACTGTTCTTTTAACGCCTAAATCTCCGCCTCTAGCTTTAAGTTCTGCTTGTACAATTTCTTGATTAAACAAACCTAAATAGTCTCTTGAAGCATTTATATCAGTCCAGTCTTTAGAAGGTATTCTTAGTAACCTATATAAAGTTCCATACACAATACCATCTCTATAACTGTTAGAAAAATCTGTGTCTATATTACTAGTAGTTCTGCTTGGTTTTAAAGCAACTGATAATTGAATCCCGTTAGTAACTGCGCTGCCTGGTACAGGAATAACCCAAAAAGTATCCGGTGTTTTTTGTAAATAAACTTGTGGTACTGAAGTTTTATTCCTCCAATCAGAATAATTTAACTCTAAACTTCTTGGGCTTATAGGATCTAAATCATGCCCATCATAAGTCATCCACAAAATTGCATGCACATCTGTGCCCGTAGGTTGATCGAACTCATATTCATACACCCCACTAATACTTGTAATTGGGTCTAAGTCATATACATAAGCTTTAGATCTTTCTGCAAATTCAATACAAGCCGACCTTAAAGTTGATTCAACTAAAGCATCTGGACAATTAGGTACGTACGGAAGTACATCTTTTACTAAAGAATCAAATGAAGCCATTATCTAACCCCCTGTGTTACAGGTTGTGGAGCATTAGTTTTATCAGTGTTTGGATCAAGTAAATTTTTAGCTTGTCCTCCACCACTTAAACTAGAAACAAATAATTGATAGTGTGTATTGGCTCTTTGTTGACTGCCTGCAAATTCTGCATCTTTCATATAACACCTATATAAAACATAATCTACAATAGCATTACCATAAATATCATCGATATAGATAGTGCTACTTGTAGCGCTTAAATCTGTAGGGTTTCTAGCTGTTACCAATTCTACATAAGCATTTAATCCAGACTTTACACCCGGATATACATAAAATTTTCTAGGGTCATCTGGATCATAAACATAGTGTTTAATAACAGAACCGTGAGCTGCATCCCCCGTAACAGTAGGGTCATGCCAGTTTGGTTCTATAGAATTTAAAACTTCACCATCAACAAGCCTAATACTTCTTTTGCCTGTTGCACTACCACCAGCAGCACTCATGTTGCGTACTACTTTTATTAAAGACAAAGCCACATCTGGTATAGATTGCTCTGTACCAGTAGCTAATTGTACATTTGAATGATCAGCTGCAGCTTCTGGTCTAAAGTTTACTACTTCTCTTTGTGCATCATTTATAGAACGAAGCAATTCAGCTTCAGTCCATCGAACGCCAGTTGTATCCTGCAGGGTGTCCTGGATTCTGGATATTAAATTAGCGCCCGTTAATGTACCCATTATTTTTTAGCAGTTTTCTTTACCGTTTTTTTAGCAGCCGGCTTTTTTTTAGCGGGTGCTTTACCATCTACATAGGCTTCGTTTATATCAGGTGTAGAAGGATCATCAGCAATATAATGTCCTTTTTCATCTCTAGCCCTAATAGGTTCACTTGGCTTTTTGTCTTTAATTGAATGAGGTTTGTGTTCTGTACACCCCTCTTGCAAGCACAATAGGCCCATGTCATGTCCAACTTCTTTTGGTACGCCAGCTTCCAGTCTGATTGATGCGCCCCAGGTGGTCGAAATATACCTGTCAATATCTGATACTACTATCATAATTTACTCCTAAAAAAGGGGTGGCTCAAAAAGAACCACCCACAAAAACATACTTAGTATGCAACGTCCAATCTAATGACACCAAAGTCTTCAACGCCACCATTGTAGTCGCTGTTAAACTTAGGCTTCTTAAGACCGAAGATTTTACCAATGGAGATACCATTTTGGTTACCATAGTCGAAAGTATCTTCAACTATTTGTGGTAGACCAATATCTGCCATAGCAAGAGCTTGAGCTCCACAGAATAAACAAGCAGAACCGTTGACGTCAGCGTCAGCTCCCCACTTATATCCAGCAGAACCGGCGTTTGAAGATGTTCCAGTAGTTGCGTTAGCAGTGTTAAACACATGTCTAAACTCATGGACCATAACGCCGTCAACCATTAGACTTGAAGAACCAGCGAACAAGCTTGAGCTTGGTCCTCTGACTCCAGCATTTCTGACGTTAGCCAAGAAATCTGAATCAAGTTTAAGGTCAGCCATTACTTGAGGTGATACAAATAAATGATATACCTCATCTCCACCTGCGCCTCTTACTCCACGGATGTAGTTGTCTTTAGCATAAGCTTTAAGAGCAACAATACACTCGTAAGTAATGGTGTCAGCAGCTGCAACTGCAGTTACGTCACCAGCAACAAGTTTACTAGTAGCATCCCATCTTCTATGTCTGTTAGAAGTTGGAGCTGTTACATCTGAACCAAAAGTCATGTCGCCAAGATTTTGTCCTGAAGTCAGAACAGGTCTCAAAGCACCACTGTTTTTGATTGTGTAAGAAATACCAGAAAGCGTTAAGAACGCTAATTGGTCAATACGATCTGCCATTGCATAAGCAAGTGCATCACGTGAGTTCTCACGGAAATTAACAACTGATTTTTGATCAGCTAATCTACCAGAAAGTCTATTAGCAAATCTCAATTGATCGAGTTGTACAACAATGTCGTAGGCTCTTAAGGTCTCTTCATTACCTTCTAAGGTGTTGTCTCCAACGATACCGTCACCAGTCATGTCAGCTAAAAGTGTTAATACAGCTCTAGCTCCTTTTTCTGATTGAGTAAGTTCAGATATTCTCTGAACCATAGCATTAGATCCGCTACCTGCGAATTGGTTAATGAAGGACATATTCCTAGCGACACGCCAAAAATCACGTGACCAGATAGTTAATTGTTCGCTGGTCAACGCGCTAAAGTTTGTGTTAGCCATTGGGCTATCCTCCAAAAAAAATAATACCTAGCCAACTTATTGGAGCGGCTATTTACCCGTATACCCTTTTTCGTTGGGGAGACGCTTTCATAGTTTTACGAACATGACCTCGATCAGTTTTACGCCGTGACAGGCGAAAACGTTTTTTAGTGGAACGACCCACACTAATTATCGTATTAGTACCGAATTCTTATATCTTATACCAAGCCTTAACCAAAGTCACCACGCATTCTGCGCAATGTTTCGGCTGGAAGAGCATCAAACTCTTCACTTGATAACAGCGATAAATCTATTTTCTTTTCTGTTTTGCTCTCACCTTTCATTGCAGGTGGTTGAGCATCAGCAGCTTTTAATTTTTTAGTTACATTAGCCACTTGTTGTTTTTCTTGGACCGTTGTATCTACTTTTTTAGTTGGGTTTTCAACTGCCGGATTTAGTAATTCTGGTTTTTGAGCTGCAATTGTGTATTGAGTAGCTTTTCCTAATGCATCTGCAGGTGAATAACCTTGAGACATAAAAGCATCTCGCAATTCAACTACCTCTGCTTGCAAATTAGCATCAAAAGAGGGGTCATTTTCACTTAACATGGGGTAAGTAGCCTCAATTTCAGCTGCTTTTGCTTGTAATTCAGTCATTTCTTGACTTTGTTGCACTGTTTGACCCATTTTTGCTTGTACTTCAAACATAAATTGGTCTTTTTCAGCTTGTCTTATCTGATTTCTTAACTCTACAGCCTTTTCAGTCTCTCCATTAAGCACTAAATCCTGATATTCAACTTCTTTTGCATCAAAATCATACTCTGGAGCGTTTTCTGCGGCAGCTTTTTCAGCTGCAGCGGCTTCTTCTAGCTTTTTTTGCATAGCTTTGTTTTTTGCTAACACTTCATCAAGCCTAGACTTAGGCACCATAGGTGCTTTTACTTTTTCTTGCTCGTCAAGGCTTTGCTCGCTTCCTTCAACTGCTGGAATATCTGGTTGTGGAGTTGACTCGCTGTCTTCAACCACTCCTTCTTCGCTAATATCTTCTGGTTCAACTGCTTCTTCTTCTTTAGCTTCTGGTTCTGGTTCTTCCGCAACAGCCTCTTCTTCTGGAGCGGCGTCAACTTCCTGTTCGACTTCTTCATTTTCTGCTTCCTCCTCTGGAGCATCTTCTTCAAAATTCAAATCTACTTCAAATGGTTTTGCGTCTTCTTCCGAAACTGCATCTGCCCCCGGCATTACATCCATAACTAGATCTTCTTTTGCTTCCGTATTATCTTGTTTTTTACTTTTAGCCATTTTATTTACCTCCTGTAGGTTTCATGGCGGCGGTTGCAATTTTTGCAGCCGCTGCTGTTTGTGTTTGCTCGCTTCTTATCTGATTAGTCATCCCTGACAACCTTTCACGTAAGTCGAGTTCTTCTTTCTTCATTTGAAGTTTGCTTTGTAAATCCGCAACTCTAATTTGTGGATCACTTGAAGTGGATTGAGTTTTAGCCATATTTAGCTGTGCCTCAGAATTTAATCTTTGTACTTCTGCTTCTAACTTAGCAATTTCAAGTTGTGTTGCTCTAATTGCAGCTTCTTGCTGGAATTGTTGTATCTGCATTTCAGCTTCAGTTGGAGGGTTCATACCCTCTGCTATTCTAATTCTTTCTGCAATTTCACCTTTACGTGCTAAGTGTGAGTATTCAACAATTAAGTCATTTGGAATTGGCACTCCAACTTTTCTAAGTTCTATAGACTCAGCAAATTGTGTTTCTTCAAAAGTATCTCTTGAAGGAGCATCTCCTATAACTACATCATATTCACCTAGAGTCAAATTATTAATAATCTGACCTTCTGGTGTTACTTGATTTACAACCATAGGTTGTTTTGGTTTCATTGGATTATTTTCATCAGTAATTTGTATAACCCTTTCTTCTGTGTAATAAGATTGTACTAAGTTTAAAATTCTTTCTGCTAAATACTGACGAGTCTTTCGTAAGTTATCTAATGGCACCTGTATCATTAACGCGCCACGAGTTTGTTTTTGTTGAATAGCAATTCCAGATACTTCCGCCCCATCTGTACCTAACATTGCATCACTTATGCCGCTTATTTGTTTTATGTTAGCGGAAGCTTTTTGTGCAATTCTATCTAGACCGGTGGGAATCTGATTTGGCGGTATTTTACCAGGGGGAGTACTACCGCG